TGATGTATCTGATGTTTTATCAACATCTCTGTGATATTCTCTTTGTATTTTTTTTATTTCTTTCCAAAAATCTGCATCATTAGTAAGGCCGTACTTATCTGCTGCACTATTTGCAAGCGTATGTGCAAATTCATGAACAGCAGTGTTAACATGTGAATCCGATAATCTCATCACTGCACCTGACATATCAACATTACCAGCTGACTGTTTTGCCCCTGTCGTAACTTTCTGAAGCCTTGTCCTGTACTCATTTGACAGGTCTGATATAATTTCCTGCTGTTTTTCACGTAATTGATTTTTATCCTTCCAGTCAAACTGTATTATTTCTCCATTTACATTTGTAGGATTTATTTCATCAATCACTTTCAAATACTTCTCTTTGTATTCCTCAAAGTCAGAAGTCTTATCCAGACCAAAGTATTCCGCTCGATCTTTCAATCGCTGAAGCTCATCATCATCCAGCGCCCACCTTGCTCTCTGCAATAAGCAGCACCGGCAATTACAATCCTCTGCCGGATCTCCAAACATCCCAGGAGCATCTACCTGTATACCACCAGCTTCAAAAGGTTCATCTATTTCACGAATCTGTCCATCAAGCAGTCTATGCAGATCTCTTGTATTGCCATCAAGAGTGGAATCCCACTGCTTCACAATATCCGCACCTTTACTCTTTGCAACCATCTGAGCATCCAGTGCTGACTGTACCTGTATACGATGTCCTTCCGTTCTTGCAATTCGGATAGAGTTGTTATAAGCCTTTTGGAACGGAGTATTTGCCATATGTCTTGAGAGCTTACCAGCTACTTCATTCCATGTTGATCCATTGGCTATGCCTCTTGATACCTCTGCTCTGACCGCTTTCTTAAGATATGTCATATCCTCGCCCATTTTGTCGTAGAGTGACTTACTGAGCTTGCTGTCCGTCTGAATAGCTCTCACAACTGCCGCCTGATCTATCGGCATGATGATCGGAATACCTGTCTGCTGCAGGTCATACATGACACCTGTGTATCCGTCTCTATAGCACTTTGTCAGATAGTCAGACACAGTTGCATATGAGTTAGACTGCAAGTTGCTTAGAGCACCTTCAAGTTGTGCTTTCAAAGCCTCCTGATATTGTTTCTGGTATATGATGCTCTGCAAATTCTCCATGTCAGTTCTTGCAGACAACTCTCTGATCTTCTGCTCACAGTCTTTCAATGCCTGCTTATATGTATGCTTCAGACTGGCAATAGTTTTTCCCTCGTTATGTAGTTGTTCCTCGATTACTTCTTTCTGTCTCTTGTTCATATTACTCTAACATTGAATCATCAAGCTCGATTGCCCACTTCATGTGTGCTCCGCCGTCACTCGCCATATATTTTTTATTATCCAACCCAAATACATAGTGATCATCCGTATTTTTATTGATGTCACATCTGTACAGACCATCGATAATTGCATTCTTATCCTTTAATGCGATCGCCCCCATTAATACGAGATTATCAGCAAATCCATACACATTACTTAAATTGTAAGTTACTGATGTGCTATCTGACAATGAGAGCATATAAGTTCCGGCTGAAATATATCCATATACACTTATCTTTTCATCTGTTCCAATGACAGATGCATCTGCGATGCAATATGCCAGATTTACATTTTCATAATTTGTAAACTCAAAAATGGTAGCTCCGTTTTTACCTTTTGAGTAACGCAACACCAATTTTTTAACTTGTGTCGATACCGTAAATTGTACACGGCACTGTAAATTAGTGCCTGTGGTTGAACTTGTCGTTACTTGACCATTCAAGTATCGCCTTACTTCAAAATAATTTGACACGATTTGGCACAACCAACCATTATCCGTATTTGTGCCTTTGTACAACAACCATTTGCTACCGCTTGTCATGATCTGTAAATTACAGCCCAATGCTGTAGCAATCTCCTGCATCTTCTCGTCTGTTATATCAGCCTCATATTCTTCTGCACTTGATCCAATTGCTGTTTTTACTTTATACAGATTTATAATCTTGTACCCTAAGATACTCATTAACTCGCCTCCTGTTCTTCAACGGTATACAATCCGTAAATTGCAAATATTCCACCACTTGTTTCTATTGTTGTATCAATATAACCGCTCACACCATAACCGGTTGTCTGGATCTTCCTAACATTCTCAGCCATCGTAGCAAACGAATCACCGCTTGCGGTATCAATTCCTTTTTCAGTGATAGCCTCCGCAAGCAATGTCTTGCCATCACTGACAGATTTTTTTAGATTTTCTTCCGTTTCTTCTATCTTTTTCAACCAATCACCAACGACCTTTGCATCTGCCGCTTCACCGGATATGGACAAAGTAGAATCGACCTTAATCAAATATTTCACAAACTGTGCAATGATGTCTTTCTCCTGTTCACTGTCTATTGCCTTTCCAAGTTCGCAGCCGTCAAGGACTCTACAAACTGAAAGCTCTGTATTATACTCCTGCGTTATATTCGATTCCTCATCAATCTTTGTAAAGCAGATCACGAAGCCAACCATGCCTGGGACTCTGCAAGCTGTAGCACCTACAAGCCACGAAAATGTAATGTAATCTTCAGTTGAGAGCATATCATCAACGGCATAACAATCTGTTTCCTTGTCCTCATTCACATAATTGACCTTTATGCTGAACTCAGACATGTCATTATCCTGATAATATCTCGGCATTTTAAAATGCTTTCTTGTCACATTTTTATCATGATATACTCCGAGTATCTTCTCATTTTCCGGAAGTGTAATCTTTCTCAAATTGCTATCTATTTTGCAATATGTAATATTCTCCATCTTTATTCTTCACCACCAGTCTCTACATTTACCTCTTTCAACAGATCCTGCGCTTTTTTCGTATCGTCTTCTTCCTTTGCCGGTAACTTGTCTTTTATCTCCTCATAGTCAATATCTAACCAATCGCAAATAGCCTTAACTACAGTCTCATCATCAAGCACATTTGCAACGCTCAAGATCGTATTAATCTCTGCCTGTCTGGTTTGTGCTTCTGTCAGCTTGATCTGTGCATTTTCCTGCGCATTACTCATAATCTCATGGGTAAACTCAAACCGGACATCCTCAACCTGATAGGCGGTTCCATCCGCATTGTTAATCTCATCTACGACTATCTCAACCAGCTTACGCAGCATCTTCTTGAGATTTTTCTCTATCTTTTTTGCTTTCAGATCCAGAAGTGAATAGGCCGCTTTAATTGCTATATTCGTAGTTGCTGATGTATCTTTAAGCCCGGCGGTGTTTAGCCCCATACCAAACCGGTATATGTTCTTCTCGTCAAGATCAAGCTTCGCCTGTCTTGCCTGATATGGGACATCAACAGTCTTGACATCCACATCTCCATTCTCACCTACACCTATAAGCTTCTTTGTCTTAAGGTTTGTCTGAAGCTCATCAAGATTGTCTCCCTCAAATCCTTTTATTGCATAGATTGGGGAATCAAAGTCAATGAGATTGTTTGACAGGCTTGATGCCATCAAATCATAGTCATCTATGAGGGGCTTAACAGGCTTAAGGCTTGAGAACTGCTTCTTGTTGTTGTCCAGCCGGATAAATGGAATATACCCAAATCCATCAAAGTAAGTAGCATCTTTCTTATCTCCTTGTGTATATAATACATGCGGTCTTGGATTTAGCTTTGATTCATCAAGCTGTATATCTCCACCATCAACCTGAGTATAGAACCATGTTTCTTTTTCATCCCATACCTGTATGCGTTTTATTATCTTTCTGCCCTTGTCGATACGTTCAATGTAATGATATATCGTATATTTGCATCCATCGTCCGCATCCTTTTCTCTGACTTCTATTACATCCAGCGCATCAGCCGCCGCAAATGCCATCTTATCTTTTGCATTTTTGTACGCATACATATATGCCCAGCCCTTTACCTGACTATCTGTGATACAATCTGATAGTTCAGATATAAAGCTATCATTGTTGTTAAAATAGTTATCCATATAGGTCTGTAGCTTCTGATCATCTGCTACAACAAACCGATCACCAGACAGCACATACTGAGTACACTGATCAACAAGCTCCGTAAAGAACGGATGCGATATCCTCACATTGCTCCGTGTTAGATCTTCTACTAACTTGCCATCTGCATTGTAGTAAAACAATCTATACTTGTTTATATCGTGATCTCCGTCATAGTAGCGTTCGCCTGTTCTGGCAAACTGCTTCTTGTCTGATGTTTTGTCATTATCAATCAATACCTTTATTTCATCAGTGGTTAACACCTTTTCCATCTCCTTCATGTTAATCTATATCAGCCATGAACGAGACTTGCGCCATCCCTCAATGCCGTACCTAAGAGCTGCCATTGCATCGTCCATTACTGGTACAGGCTCATCAAGATATTCGCCTGTCTTTTCATCTTTTTTCCATTTCCACTGTTGCAACTCCTTGATCGTGTTTACACAATGAGGGGCTACATATATCCTTCTGCGTACTGTATGGCTTTTATCTGTCACACCTTTCAACCAGTCTATCTGCGCTTTTACAGATCCGTTTGAACCGCCTTTGTTAACCCCCTTGGCTCTATATCCAGCACCCTTCCAGGTCTTTATTCTGTCCGGTTCTGCACTATCACACCACATAATCTTATTAGTTGGGATAGCATGCTTAATTGCCAGCGGTATGATCTCCGCTGTTTCTTTCTCATGCTCATATATCTCATCTATGATGTATATGTTGTCATCCTTAATACCAAGGAGAAGGATGGCATTGGCATGATTAAATCCAAAGTCTTGACCTATTGCTATATCATCGTAATCATTAAGATTCTGAGATACCTCTGCAACTTCCCAGTTGTGCAGAATGAGACCGCCTATCTCACCCCATTCTCCAAGTCCATATATCTGATATCCCTCAGGATCAACTTCTTTCCTGCGCTCCATACGGCGGTGATATGCCGCATCTATGAAGCGATTCCCCAAATATGTGCTGTGATGTGTCAACACATCAGGATCGTATCTATCAAAAAAGACCTTCTTTATCCAGTGGTTTTTGTTCACTGGATTGAAGGTCATTCTTATCTGGTAGAACTGCCCTTGTGGCAATTCTCCACGCAATCTGTCATCTATTATCTCTAGGTCTGCCTGCGTAAATTCAGTGGCTTCTTCAAGCCATACATCCGTAAGTTTACCCCGTGGAAATGTGATTGACTTCAACTTTTCACGCTGTCTATCGTCGTTCATGCCACGGAATATAATCTGGTTTCCGTTATGTTTACATGTAAGGCTCAACGGACTTCTATTGATTTTCCAATAATTATCGACCTTATCTCCAAATATCTTATAAAGAGATCCGGTCAGTTCAGCGAATGTACTATCTCTGTTTGTTATATCAGATTTCCGCATTGCAACAAGGTTTCTGCCTTTGTCCTGCATTAGCCTCAATATGTAATTCTGTGCCGTATCAACACTCTTCCCTGATCCTGCAGAGCCTTTCATCACGATATATCGCTTCTTGCTCCGGTCTACTTCCTTGAACCCCGGATTTGCTTTTATATTAATATTCAATCAGCATCACCGCCGGCATCGTCATCATTGCCATAGTCGATGTTAATGTTGAGATCCGCATCTACATCAGCCTCCACCTTCTCGGTATACAGACCATATCTCTTACCTAAAAGCTCTGCAGCTTTCAAGCGTTCTTTCTCCGATGGTTCTTTCTCCATTGCCCTTGCTTCTGAGCACCCATCACCAGTGCCCTCAACAACTATCTCAGTTGATACGCTTTCACCACGCATCACAGAAGTGAGATACTTAAGGACTTCGTCCTGATCGGCAATTAAGGCTTTTTCTTTCTCGGCCAGTCTATTGTCTATGTACTCCCTCATAGCTCTATTAAATTTTGAACTTGGTTTTTCTTGGCTTTTTTCATTCAGCCAATCACTTGCCTTATATGCTGTTTTCTTTGAGTATCCCGCCCTTATAGCCGCCTGTGTGGCATTAAGGTCAATCAGGTATTCATCACAGAATCTCTGCTGTTTAGCTGTCAGTTTAGCCATAATGTCACACCTTCTTTCTATTACTTCTGTTTCTTTCTCACTCTCTTCGGGATCACAATCTTGTACAGCGGTTTACATACACTCTTTACTTTCACACCCAACTTTATAGTCGGCTGAAGTTTGTATATCTTAGTGCACTTAACCATCATGGCTATCGGTAATGCCAATCTACCAAGTACAGGATGTATGTATTCAAAACTATATTCAGGCCTCACGACCTCAAACCTTTTAATCTCACTCATATCACACCTCAAACAAAATAGCCCAGTGGCAAGAGATTATCATTCACATTAAAGGGGTGGGAGAGGGTTTGTATAACCACTGGGCATAAAGGAAAGGGACACAACCTATGGCAACGGCTATGTCCCTTATGAATCAATACTATATAATTTTACCACTACAGTATATCACAGTTGCTAGGTGCTATTCGGTGCTAAATGGTGCTATTTGGTGTCAACTTTTCAAAATCTTTATCCGAAATGCCTCAAGAGCAACTCCATGAATATGTTTTGTCCTGTCATATGAATACTTTATTTCAGATGCTATATCCTTTAATGACTTGTACTCTATATACTTCTTAAACAGAATCTTCATGTAGATAGGATTGTTCAAACTGTGGATCTGATTGATCACTCTATGCTTGAGTTCCGCAAATCTGGCATTATCCTCCTGCAGCTCTCTCTCAAAATCAACATACTTCGCTACTTTCACGCTCAATGATTCAGATGCGCTTGTCTGTACTTTCTCCTTGGAATAGTCAAATGCTCCCAAGCCTATTGCATTGTCCTTAAGGCTATCTAATTCTATCTTCTTCTGCCTGATCTTCACATCCAGCAGTTCTACCTGTTTCAAATACTCTTTCGCTTTCACTGCCTCACCTCCTACTTATTTTCCCTGATGGAGAACTCTATTCCGGTTTCTTCCCTCAGTGCATCTATGAAATCATCCCAGATCACATCTCCATCACATATACACTCTGTCTTCAAATTGAATCGGTCAAAGAACTGTTTGATTCTTTTCTGCCCAAATCCAAACTCATCTCTCAACACCATACAGGACATGATCAGCACAGTATCGATCGTATTCATCTTGATCTTCTCAACTGATTCTTCCAGTTGTGCCTGGTTGATCTCTAACGGAATGAACATGGCTCTCCTTGCTGCAAGCTCTTTCTTAGCCTCTTCCATGCCCTTATCCTCG